ACACCTACCTCAGGATACCACACTGCGACTAGCTTTGGCAAGACAATAATGCTGAACACTGCAGATAAAGCTATGATGCGTCTAGTCCAAGCAAAGTGTTTGTCTGTCTTACCTGCATCCCTAGCTGTATTAACTTGCTCTGCAGAGAACCTAGCATTAGCGAGCATCATCTTGTTTTGCTCTTGCTTGTTCTTCATGCTCTGGCCCCAGATAGACATGAAGCCACCTAGTAGGGTGGAGAAGAGCATAGTTATGAGTTCAAGGGGTAAGCCTAGCATTAGTTACTTGCTACCTCAAATTCATCGTCTTTAGGGCGTGACCTTGGACGTAAGGAGCTTTCTACATTAGTATTTTCTCTAGTTGTAATTAAAGACTTTATATCTGCAAGGATAGGTCTTAAATCTGATTTTTTAGTAGCTATGTGTTGGTTAGCTGTGGAACCTTCAACGGAAGCCCATTTACTTGCAATACCGTTAAGGAAAGATTCTTCTGACTTTTTACCTCTAATGTAAGAGTTATAACCAGCTTCCTTTAAAACTAGCATACCCAGCTTTTCTTGTATCTCAGGTGTAAATACAGTATCAGCCTTTAATCCTAGCTTATCAGCCCAAGAGTTTTTACCGGGTTTTTCTGCAGTACCGCCTTTACCAAATAAAGATGTTTTTACAAGTTGGTATTTACCTACTGCGCTTGTGCCATACTTAGTACCGGGTACTTTACCTTTTGTGGCATTAATTAGATCTTTCTGGTAATCAAATAACTCTTTCATAGTCATCTGAGACACAGGTTTACTTGGTGCTACATAATCACCAAACCCATAAACCATGTCATATTGAGTAGTACCTATACCATGTTTATCTTGTAATTTAAGTAACTCTGGCTTTGCACCTTCGCCTATCGCAATACGTTCTAGGAGATCTTGTGTTGGGTCTTCTAATTCTGTAGATTTATCTTTTTGTATTACTAAGCCTTCACCCAAAGGCTCATTTTCTTCTCTCATTCTAAGCTCGTCATAAGGCTTAGCCATCAAGCCTTGCTGGTCAGGCTCCTGTTGTGCTTTCTCTTGCTTAATGCTATCAAGGTATTCCTCTATCTGCATAATCCCTAGAGTTTGCTCTGTAGCTTTACGTATAGCCAGTTGTGTGCTTTCAGTGTCAGGTTCTAATTGCTCTACTTGAACAGGTGGTTGCTGAGGTACATCAATAATTTTAAAATAAGGTTCTGTGACTTTCTTTAAAGGGTCTTGTTCTTTAGGTAGCTGTGCATCTTGTTGTGCTACTACTTTGTTATACTCTTCTTCTCCACCAAACATACCAAACAACATGTCCTTATACTCTTGTATAAAAGAATAAGGGTCATACTTACTTTGCTCAGCCTCTTGTAATTCCTTGGCAGGTGGGTCAGCAGACATCATACCAAGTGAACTAGTTACAGCTTGCTGTCCTGAAGCCAGCATACCCTGCTGTAATTGCTCTTCAAGCTTTTTAGTTAAATCAAATGAGTATCTAAATTTATCTGCCATTATATTACCCCACTGCAATAGCAGCAGCAACACTACCAAGAGCGCCCCACATGCTATTAGTTCTGCTGGCTTTTGCTGCTGCTCTAGCGTCATCACTTTGAATTTTTGCGATAGCCAATTGGGTTGCTCTTTCTGCATCATTATTAGCTGTTTGCCATGCATAACTCATCAAGTCCCTTGTTTCTTGCATCATAGCATTATAAGCTAATACAGACATTTCATTCTGTGCCATAGCAAAATCACGATTAGCTTGGTTTGTCGCTGCTGTGTTTGTTGTAGCTACATCCCTAAACCATTTTGTATTTGCCTGTTCAATGATTAAAGAGTTCTGAGCATTAAACTGTTCTCTTGCATCACGCATAGCACTATTATGTAGAGCTACAGCATTGGCTTCCCCAGCATTAAATCTATTCTGTGCATTAATCTGCTCATTGTTCTGTAGTTGTACGGTAGCTGTAAGGTTATCATAGAATTGCTGAACTTGTATGTCATTGGTAGCGTTAAACTGTTGAGCAGCATTCTGTGCAGCTTGATCTGATAGCATTGCATTTGTTATTTGCTGTGTTTTAAATATACTAGTTTGCTGCTCATTGTCAAGGTTTTTCATGTCAATCTGTAAGAAAGCATTCGCCTGTTGCACTTGTGCTTGTTGACGATTGTTTAAGTTAGCGGTATCAATGGCAGTCATAGCTGCAGCATCAGCTAGAACTTTAGCATTGGCAGAGTTGAGGTTTGCAATATCTACAGACTGAGCAAGTCTAGCATTCTCTAGTGCAATAGTTTGCTCGGCAGTAAAGTTCATATTAGCTATGTCACTAATCTTAGCTGCATTAGCTACACGGGTTTGAAACTCTTGGTTAAACTCTAAGCCTAAAAACTCAGCACGTTTCTCTGCAGCAAACATAGCAGCCTGTTGTCTATTAGACAGGTTCTGCATTTCAAATTGAGCACTGGTCTGTGAATCTCGTACAGCAATAGGGAGCGCACTTTCCATAGCAGCCTGTACAATAGCTTGACCTGCCATAGAAGATGCACTCAACCCACGCGCAGCCATCTGTGCGGCTGCAGCCCTCATAGCACCTGCTGCCCAAGCTGGGGGTTTGCCAGTTTCAAAGTCTTCCATAAGACCTGTCAGTTGGCCTTGGACAGTAGCGTTAGATGAGGGTTGCCCTGTAGCTGCCTCAAAGTTTGTCTCTGTACGCACTCTTGCCATATCAACAGTAGAGCCTTCAATAAGCTCACCTGCTTCTACCTTACGTGCATCAGGGGCTTTAACCTTTTGTGCTTCGGCAATCTGTGCTGCACTTAAACCTAGCTGTGCTAATTCATCAGGAGACATGGTAGCTGCCTCGGCTAAAGCTTCATCACTAGGCTTACCTGTAGCAGCAGATAGTTTATCTAAAGTACTTTGAACTTCATCAGTTACAGTTTTAGCCTCTACTTCTGGTGCCTCTGTTTTAACAGGTGCTGTAGCTGGTGCCGCTGTTTCTGCAGTAGTAGTGGTTGCAGTAGGGGCTGTCTCAGATACTTGTCCTGTACCTTCTGCTATAGTAGTACCTTCAGCATTAGGATCAATGGTTGCTACCTCAGCCTTTTTAGCAGCATCTCCTGACTGCATAGAGGCTGTCATTTCTGCACCTGTATCTAACGCTGATGTTTTAAAGGCTGCATTAGCTGCGTTAAAGGCTTCATTAGCTTTACTAAGATCTGCCTCTGCTTTTTTTACTGCCTCTACTAGTGATTCGTTACTAGGATCTGCAGACTGAGCATCCCTAGCTGATTGCAATTTTATTGTAGCATCACTTACACGTTGCTTAGCTTGATCCAATTTAGCTTGTACATCACCACCTTCATTAAAACCTGTAGGTTCTGGATTAATCATATTCATGGCACGTTGTGTTGCATATCCCATACGCTGTGAGTAGGCAGGATTAGCAGCAATAATCTTTCTCTGCTCATCACCCTGCATATCTTTTAATTCAGGTATGAGTCTACCTACTTGTTCTGGTGTAAAACCTAAAAACTGTTTAGCCATTTTTTACTTCCTACCATCCATAAGGACTTGATCTAACTTAGCATCTAATGCATCAATCTTGTCTAATATTCTATTAATGTTTGATGATACTTCTGTTTTAGTAACATACTCTTTAGCTACTTCTTCACGGGTCTTATTAAGCAGTAACTGTAATCGTTGCACTTCCATAAATAAACCCCTAGCTAGAAACCCAGCTACAGCTAAGGCGGCAGTAAGACCCACATTCCAAATAGTATCCATATCCATTATACTATTAACCCTCGTAAATAATTATAACACAACCCTGTGCACCTGCACCCGAAGAAGTGCCAGAGATTAGGTTTGAGTTTCCCCCACCTCCTGCACCATAATTTGCACCCGCTCCTACAGTATTTTGGCCCTCACCACCCGTTCCCGCACCGCCGCGAAAAGTAAGTGACGTGAGTGCAGAAAAGCTAGACCAATGTGAAGGCTTGGTGGGCGTTGGCTGTGTCGGCGTTGCAGCAGTGGAGTTTTCGGAAATTGTCCAAGCATAAACACCTTGGTCAGTTTGGGTGCCAGAAATATTCGGAACGACTTGACTTGTCAGTGAAACAGAACCACCAGCCCCACCAACGTGCGAACTATTTCGTCCATTAGTTGAGTGCGCGTCTGATCCCCAATAGTTAGTTGAACCACCTGATCCTTGACCCCCAGAAAGATTTGAACCATATCCGCTTGAATTACTTGTGATAGCCAAAGCATTTGTGGAACCACCGTGTGTCGCAACGCCGCCTTTGCCCTTGCCGCCAGTTAAAGAGTTTGTTGGGACACTTGTAGAGCTAGGCGTAAAAGACGTTGAACTGCCATCGTTTCCGCTATTGTAGCCTGAAACAGCAGAACCCCCACTCCCAACAGTAATATTGCTGCTAACCAATTTTGTGTAGGCTCGAATAGCCGTTCCACCAGCCCCACCACCAGAAGCCGCTGATGCATCTCCATCCGTCACTGATCCACCAGACCCGCCACCACCAATGACGTACACCGTTGCGGTTTCCCAGCCTGAATAAGCTGGGGTCCAACTTGTGTTACTTGAAGTGATTAACTGGTATTGATCAGCAGACCAACCGTTAAGACCAAAAAAGTCAGAGGCATTTACCTGTTTATTGGCTGCATTGTAAAGCGGGATGTGCTGGTTGTCAGTAGAATTATTTACATTACCACCATTTCTCAGATATTCGCTGAAACTAATAGGGCTAGAGCCGCCGAACTCGGATTGAATTTGAGAAAAGCTGATGGGGCTACCACTACTAGGAAGTGTCATTATAAAGTACCAAATGCTGTTACATCGTCTTTTACTGTCAGTGCTCCTGCAGTAGTTAGTTTTAATACTGTGGTTGTTCCATACTTAATTACAAGATTGTTACTTGCGTCTACTTCAAAAACCCAATCAGATGCACCTTCAGTCAGCTTAATACTAGAGGATACTTCTAAGTCTGTAGTCCCTATACTATCAGAAGCATTTGCGGATATTACACCTGTTGAACTATTGTAGCTAATACCATTACCTGCAGAAACAGATGACCTTGCTCTAGCGGTAGTAAAGTATTGGTTAGTGCTACCCTCACTTAAACTATCTGTGTCGTGATTAGAAATATCAGATACAGTACCCGTTACATCACCAGTTACGTCACCTTCTAAATCAGCTACAAGTGTACCTTTAGTAATAGTAAGATCACCTGTAGATGCACCCGTAAATGTACCTGTACCTACTTTAAACTTGTCTGCGCTTTCATCCCAACCAATAAAGGCATTATCACTGTCACCACGTTCAATAACAATACCAGCATCATTAGCAGGTGCACCTGTAGTACCATTACCTAGCTCAATAAGGCTATCTGATACAGTGGTGTTGGTAGTATTAACTGTAGTAGTCGTGCCATTTACTGTAAGATTACCAGAAGCAGTAATGTTGTTAAAGGTTACGTCTGAGTTTGTAGCCACAGCCTGACCAATGGCAATAGTAGGTGTAGCGCTTTCTCCTGAGTTATTAGTAAGAGTAACGCCTGTACCAGCAACCAAGCTACTTACGTAATTACCTGTTGTATCTGTACCCAGCGCAACAGAGTTTGCCTGTATTGTAGTTGCTATTGATACATTACCAGAACCGTCTACACCTGTTACAGAACCAGCAACATCTCCTGTTAAAGCAAAATCACGGCCTGTCTGCCATGCACTAGCTGTAGTAGCATTGCCTGATACAGACCCTGTAAAGCTTGCATCTGTTCCATCAGTACCACTATCAAGCACACTAGTACCGTCTGTGCTCTTCACGTCACCGATCAAATTACCTGTGATGTTCTTACTAGATCCAGTTACAGTAAGGTTGCCATCTATGTCTACATCACCACCAATGTTTACAGCACCAGCCACACCCATACCGCCATCAACAATAACAGCACCTGTAGTATTAGATGTACTTGCTGTGGTGTTGTTAAAATTAACTGCCCCTGTTACATCTAACGTACCCGACACAGTAGCATTACCTGCAAGTGTAGCATTTGCACCTGAGAGCGTAATAGCAGTAGTAGGGGTAGACCCTGATTTAATTACTGTCTGCCCTGATGAATTTGATATACCACCAAAAGTAGTACCACCATCTTTAAGGAGAATGTCACCACCGTTAGCATCAAGAGTAATGTCACCTTCAGCATCAACAATTAGATTACCTGCAATATCTAAAGTTAGATCACCTGTAGATACATCAATCTCGTTATCTGCTAAGCTTAAATAGCCATTCTCACCTATAATAATCGCATCAGCATTTAAAGTACCATCAAAAAAGCCGTCCTTGAACTGTACGCTAGATGTACCTAGATCAAGGGTGTTAGTTGTTTTAGGCTGTACGTCTGTAGCGGATACAACAAGGTCTTGGCTAGGTCCAACCTTAGTAATAGGAGCACCCTCACCTGCAGTGCCATCATGCCTGTGACCCGTTGAAGCATTAAAGGCACCCTCTAATGCATTATATTCTGCGTCAAAATCATCTGCGTCAATAACGTTACCATTGGCAATGTTGTTCGCCGTATCCTGTCTGGTGTAACCTGCCATGTTGTTTCCTTACTGTCTATCTTCTTGACTGAACTCTAATAAAGCAGTGTCAAGTGTAAAAGTTGGGTTTGTTGTAGCGTCTTCTATTCTTAAAGATATTGTCTTACCTGATCCTATTATGTTAGTATTATATACTTTATCTAACTCACCGCCAAATGTGGCTGTATTAAATATAGAATTAGATGCGCCAAAGAAAAATACAGAAGAACCCGTTCCTGTTATTTGTTGTGTTGAAGGTTGTACTACTTTAGTATCTGTAGATGAATCAAAGTCATATTTTATATTTAATGTTAAGTCCATACTAGCAGAGGGTTCTACATATAAAGTAAGTTTATAAAAAGTTTTACGTACCTGTGGATCAGTTATTGGCATAAACGGAGATTCATAAATTGCCTTAATAATAGAACCATCAAAAGTTGAACCCCTTTCCATGAGATAAATATAGCCATCTTCATTAGCAAAGGCTACTGTCTCTAAAGTAGAGGTGTACCTACTATCTGCTATACTTGCTTTTATTCCTGTTGTTGTAGACCAGTTAAGACCATCTGCTCCTTGAGATATAAATTTAGTTGCTATTAGACCTTTAGCAGTATCTTTAGTTTCAGATTCTGTATATGCAAATATTCTATACTGTGCCTTTTCTCTTAATACTACAGAAGCAAAATTAGATGTCTGATTTATAAAGGTACTAACATCTTTGAATATCTTATCTGAGGTTACACCTAAACCAAAGTCACCTATTCTTTCTGTAGCACTTAATAGTCTAATACCATCAGGTGCAAGATACATAATATCCCCACCCACTTCTTGAATTGTATCTCCATTAATACAACCCATGCGATCCGTTATAGGTGAAACTGTAAAATCTGCTGAGGTACTACCTGTCAATCTTTTGATACTATCTTCTGTAAAGATAATAAGTTGATCACGAAATACTACTAAACCTGTAACATCATTTGCTACATTTATAGAACCTGCACCATTTGCTGCACTAAAATCATCTACAGTAAAGGGGGCAGTAAAAGTAATAACATTATCTTTAGCATAAAAAGCTGTGTTTTTAAATATAGCTACATGTTGTGCGGCACTTATCGCTGTGCTGTTTGAGGCTGATAGAAAGGTAACAGAGTTACCTGATGTATTGTATATTGCAGGATAATTAGTACCATCAACAAAAATAACTTTATCATCACCATCAAAGTTATACAATACACTTCTAGCTTTGCCACCGTTAGCACCCACACTAGAAGCCATACTTGTCCAAGATGACCCAGTGCTGTAATAATATTCTGTTAGGTTACTAGCATTTTTACGTGCGGCAACTATTCTTGCAGAGCTTATAACTTTAAGTGCTAAGATAGGGCCAGAACCTGGAACCTCAGTAGAACTATACTTTGAGTATCCTAGTATCTTAGAATAACCACCTTCCTTATTAACTTCAAAGTTTTGCAATAAGGTAGCAGAACCTACAGCATTTGTACCATGCTGCAAAGCGCTTAGGTTGGAAATAAGACCACCTTTAAATTCAATGGGAAATGTTTGCCACTGTGTAGCCATTAGTAATATACTCTTGTATCTCTAACGTATTCGGTTCTATTTATGTGAAGAGTCCGTAAGTGTTTGATCCCCTGTTGAAACTTATTTAGTGATAGTTGCGCTGCTTGCATGTCAGAACGGAACTGATATACGTAGTACATAGCACCATCAATAATTATATAACGGTATTGATCTGGTAGATTAGGTACATCTGTTGCATTTTTTAATTCATATGTTGTACGATAATATTCATATACTACTTCATACGCTTTGTCTGGTGTAGGGTAAAATATATACTCACGGCTAGGAGTCCTAACCACATGGGTAGGGACTGTTCTAATACTTGTATTAGTGTTATACTCTGAATCTGCATGTTTGTCAAGGTACTCTTCGTAAGACATAACTTTTAATTTAACAGTATTTACATTTAAACTACTATTACGTTTAATACGGAAGGTGTTCATATTTACTGTCTTAGAGTCAAAAGGCATACTATAGCGAGCCACACCAGGAGCAAGTAACTCTGTTTCCTCTACATGGTTCCAAGGCCATTCAAACTCTTCTTGGTTGATATGCCTAATGGATGCATTGACTGCATCTTTAGCAAAGCTATAGTAACCAGTAGTCGTAGTAAAGTTTGCGCTAGTAAGTTCTACTTCATTTAATCTACGGTTGACATCATTTACTAAACCTATATAATCATAAGCCATTCTTACTTCTCCCTAATACGTAAAAAGATAGAACGTTCATAAGCAAGGCCAGCACTTGTAGTAATCTTACAGCTTACAGTATAACGGACATTGTTTGTACCTAATCCAAACCTAGCAGTTGCTACTTGACCTGAGATAGTACCCTGCAAAAATTGTAGTCCGTTTACTATTTCAGTATTTGAAACTACTTCTTTATCACCATTCTCATCAATAATACTCCACGTAACAGCAGAAATACCGTCCGTACCTAAGAAGCGGGACCAGTCTACGCTGTAGTCCACTACCTCATCCTTATCTTTATCGGGCCATTTGTATGACATAATTATTCCTTACGCTGCTATATAAACAGTTGATGGTTCAATATTCATTGGGGCAATATATACTGTGTATGATTCTGGTTGTATATACACTGTTGTATTGTTGTCTTGTGGAGCAATGTATATTACTCTTGATGGTGAATAGGTAGCATCAAATTGAACTATGCTACCAGTTACTATAACATTATTTGTATTAGCTGTCAAGCCATTAATAGTAATTGGTGTAGATGTACCAATACCTATACTCTGACCGCTAAATGTAAAGGAGCCTGTACCTGACTGGATACTAACAGCTTTTTCTAGGCTTACATCTTGTCCTGTTAGCGTAAACAGACCAGAGCCATGTACCTTAGAAAGGTTACTGTTTATGTTCTGTCCAGATAGACTGTAGCTACCATTATTAGCTACGATATTTCTACCAATATTTAGTGTAGCATCTTGGCCTGATAGTGTAAAGCTACCATTAGACGCAGCCATAACTACCGAAATATTTAGGGCTACATCTTGACCTGTTAGAGTAAAGCTACCAGCAGCACTATCAATAACAGGTATAAACGTTGTAATGTTTACGTCTTGCCCTGTTAAACTATAAGACCCTACATTTGCTTCTATAGTTTTATTGACAGCAAAGTCAACGTCTTGACCTGTAAGACTTATTGTACTTTGTTCGGCACGTAAGGTTGGTGCATCAAAGGTATCTTTACCTGTTAAAGTAAAAGTACCTACATTAAGATCTAGAGTTAATGCTTTTGTTAAAGTAGTGTCTTGACCTGTAAGGCTAAAGCCAGCAAAGTCTGCTGCTACAAATAAAGCCTTATTAAGGGAAACATCTTGACCAGTAAGGGCAAACGTACCTCTTTCAAAGACCTCACTTATACCCTCATTAATATCTTGTCCTGTAAGGGTAAATGATGCTGAATCAGCAGTAACATTTAAGTCTTTAGCAAAGTCAACGTCTTGACCTGTAAGGCTAAAGCTTCCTTGCTGAGAATCTAAAACAAGGACTTTACTTAATGTAACGTCTTGACCTGTTAGGGTGAAGCTACCTTGGTCTAGGTTTATTCCTTGACCTAATATAAAGCCAGCATCTTGACCTGTTAAGCTAAAGGAGCCAGATGCTAATGCTGCATCTATACCTTCATTAAACTCAACGTCTCGACCTGTGAGACTAAACGTGCCTACATTTGCACTAACCTCTATAGCTTTGTTTAAGGTAACATCTTGACCCGTTAGAGCAAAAGAGCCTGTACCTGCAACAAGGTTAAATACATTTATACTGGCGTCTTGGCCTGTAAGAGTAAATGTACCTGTACCTGCAATGAGGTTAAATGCATTTACATTAATATCTTGACCTGTAAGTGTAAACGTACCTACATTTGCATCAATAATATTAAATACATTTACGCCGACATCTTGTCCAGTTAAGGTAAATGTACCTGTACCTACACTAATATTTAATGCTTTAGTAAGTTCAGTGTCTTGACCAGAGAGTGTAAAGGAGCCTTGATCTGCACCTACAATTAGATCTAATATAAACTCAGAGATTTGCCCTGTTAATGTATAACTACCATTATTTAAGGCGCTGTCGTATTGTATAAATACATCTGTTGCTTGGCCTGATAGTGTAAAGCTACCATTGTCTGCTGCAATGTTTAAACTCTTAGTAATGCCAACGTCTTGACCCGTTAATGCAAAAGAGCCTGTTTCAAAATTTATTTGTTGAAATATGTCTTGCCCAGATAGGGTAAAGCTACCATAGGCCGCATCCATCTTGTAAGCATTAAGCCCTACGTCAGCAAACGGAGCGGCGGCTAATGGATGAAACCCTAACATTTAGTTAGCCTTTCAATGGTGTGGATGGAATGTTACTGCTTTCGTCAGCGGCGGTGTAGCGAGCTTTACCTTTTGTAACTCTAAGGTCTTGGATATAGCCATCAAAGTAAGTTTGATAAAAGTTACCACCCTGTGCTTCAAAAGTAGCGCCAATTATTGGTCCTACTGCTCCGCTATTAGAATTTAGTGTAAAGGACGGGCTGCTTGCCCAAACTTCCCTCGCACCATCCTTATAAAACCGTAGGCTCGTACTATCTTTACAGACGGCTACGTGTGTCCAAGTAGAGTTAGAGATAGTTGCAGTGGAAGTATATATAGTGTTTGCACTGCCATCCGTAGAATAAAGAAATTGGACCTTTTGGCCCGAACTGTCAGTCACTCTCAGTATACTAGATTTGTCATTGTTCGTATTCAACCAATCAGAATAAATAGTGTGACTGCTACCACCTGATCCAGCATTTGTGTCTTGATAAATCCAAGCCTCTATAGTGAAGTCTGAACTTCCCAAATCTAATGAGCCGACAGGTAACTGAACGTAATCGCTGTCGCCATCGAATGACACGGCTGAAGTGTTAGCCCACGCTGCGCCTATATACGGCGGTGTTGAACCAGAGGTCAAAGCAGAGGTGCTTGCGGCTGTACCAACCAGCTTTAGATTATTCCCCTGAGACTTATCAATCACATGAGCGTCTGTGCCTTTGAGAAGCAGCTTAGTGTGGCTTGCAGTGATGCTAGTATTTACATTGGTGGTATCTGAATACGTCCCTCCAGTGGTCGTAAGTGGACCCGTTGGGGGAGTAAAGTTACCAGAGTAAACGGCGGTGCCATTAACAGCCCTTATCTCAGACATTGACCCGTCCAAGAAATAGTTGTTGCTTGCTAACGATGCCCCGATTGACCAGTTACTCGCAGGTTGAACATAGTCCGTGGTGTCTGAGTAAGTGCTGCCAGCCTGACTACCATTTATGAAGAGCTTGGTTTGGCTTGAAGCTCTACATAGAGCCACATGCGTCCACTGGTTTTTCTTAAACGAACCCGTGATACGATTACTATTTGAGTGGAAGAAATGTATATCTCCATTACTATCGGAATAAATGATTGGGGATGCAGTTGTCGAACCTTGGCTTGTTGTTCTTGCATCCCAAAGTTCAGTGTAATCTTTATGTGTTCTGATGTAGACAAAAAACTCAATAGTAAAATCGTTGGTACTAAATGCAAAATCCGCATGTCCGGGTGGCGAAACGTAATCACCAGACCCATCAAACTCAATAGACCCACCGTTATCGGTTGCTGAGTATTCATTGTAATCGTATGGGCCGAACGGTTTTGTTTCTGGATCGCCGTTTACTGTGATTGAGTGACCACTAGAAGAACCATCAGAGATGTATGGAAGGTGGCAGGTAAGCAGCTTGGTATTTGTTATGGCAGTAAGACGTTCAGTTGGTACAGTCGAAGAGCCAGAAGGTGTACCAGAAACAACCCTTAAATCAGCTACATAGCCGTTCAGTGGATATGCGGTAGTCCAAGCAGAGCCTAAGTCGCCTATGTAGAATGCAGAGTTTTGTGGTGAAGTTGATACGCTGGCACTTCCTAGTGAAGTTCCATCCACAAAAAACTCTAAAGTAGAACCGTCCCATTGTAGCTCTGTGTAATACCATTGCCCTGCACTAACTGACGGCAATGTGCCGAAAGGGTTGTTACCTATCTGAGCAAACCAATTTCCATTATCAATACTTACACCAGTTCTACCAGAATTTCCTGATGTACCTTGACCCCAGACAGCGCCGTTAGTTGTATCGTTTAAATAAACCCATGCCGATACAGTAAAACTTGTTGTTGGTACTACCTGTGTTGCAGTGGTATTTAAACTATCCCCAGACCCATCAAAATAAACACTATACCCCCCATGTCTGTAAGGACTAAACGTACCAGCATAAGCATCACCAGTTACAGTGATTGTGTGGTTGTTAGAGGAACTATCGGTGATGTCATTATTATCGCCAGCCGATCCATCTGTTGCCATAAGCAAGCTGGTATAGTGACTATCGGCAATAACGAAAGCAATCTCAAAGCTGTGGCTTACGTTTGCTACATTAGTCCCATCAGACGCATCAAACCTGATTGTCACAGTCCCGCCTGTTCCAGAAGTTAAGGGCGTCAGGGTAAATACATTGCTGCTTTGGTTTGTTACGGGGAAGCTAGGAGAGCTAAATACGTCAGTTGCCGTGCCGCTTGTAACGGTTGCAGAGTAAGAGATAGTTTCTAAGTCAGGCTCTGTAGCGTTGATCGTGATAACAGTATTGCTGCCAGAGGTAAGCGTGAAAGTACCGCCAGCGGTAAGATTATTAGCCCCTGCGCCGCCAGTATTCTCAGAGAAGCTATCAATGGTAGGGGCTACGTTTGTAATGCTGGCAAGCAGATAGAACCCAGAGGTTTGCTTCACATACAGCTTATTCGTGCCAGTTTCGTAATGAAGCGACCCTTCAGAAGCCGAAGCCGCATCAGTAAGCATCGCCGCCTGATTTGCATGAACAGTTACACCGCTGCCAGTGCTATCCGCAAACTGAACCCCGCCAGAGCCAGTGCTTTGGAGAACTTGGCCTGACGTGCCATCGTCTAGGGCGGCGGCGAGATTGGCTAAGTTTTTTGTGTTGGTCATATTTTATCCTGCCTAATGCGCTGCGAAGCCGCTTGGGACTGTGTAATTGAGAGTTTGAGAACCAGTAATAATATTGTACGAGTTGTCATAGGATGAGCCGCCGCCAATAGCCGACCCAAAAGCCATCTTGAAGCTGGTTGTGCTTGAAGTACCCACAAGAAAACTGGAAGACGTAGTAGCGGGGTCCTGATACCAAGTTCCGTCTATACCAAACCAAACTTCTCGTGTGCTGGTATCATAAGCAATCATCAAGACATCGCCAGTTTGGTTCCAAGTCCCACTAGCAAAACCTATATCAGTATTGCTTGGATATACATGAGAGTTCTGGTTGTTTATTCCTTGGAAACCAGTCGTGTTGTAGCCAATACTGGTAACTGTATTGTCACATAAACCAACCATTCCATAACCATTAAGTTGCCCATTGCCTTGATTATTAACGACTTCAAAATATTTTTTACCTGTTGAAAGTTCGCTACTAAAGCCCATGCCTGTTGAGCTTGTAGCACTCGAAAATCTAGTATCAGCCGTATTTGTCCCAGCTTGCAAAAACGGTGCGCTGTTAGGTGTTGTAATATCTTCAGAGAAGAACAGAAAAAGTGTACAAAAGCGTGTGGTCGTACTAATTCCGTCACTTGCGCTAAGACGCACTTTTACGTTTCCAGCATCCGCTTCTGTAGTCGAAGGATCAAAAGTAAAAACGCCCGTGCTTTGATTAATAGAAGTAGCTGTGGCTAGTTGATCAGGTAAAGCATTGTTAGCTGTTGGATAGGCAATGCCATAAGTAATTCCAAACCCTTCTGGGTCGGTAGCCACCATTGTTACGGTTGAAGTTGAGCCGTCCGAGTTTAGAATGTGCGTTGACGCTGGCTCAGTAGTAATAATTGGGCTTTCATCTACGCCAATGCTGAGCCGCTTCCATGCTGATGTAGTGCGGATATATAATTGGTCTGCCGCAAGATCATAGGCAAGGTCGCCCTCGGAAGGGCTGCTCACGTTATCAATATAAGTTGCGCCAGAAGGAGTTCCGTCAGTGCCAGATTTACCTGTGTAGGTCGTGACACCAGAGCCGCCAC